CTTCGCGCTCAGGTTGCAGAGTTGACGCAGCGGGTCGCAGAGGTAATGGCCCGGGTTAAGGATGGAGAACGTGGTGAGACAGGTTCCGCCGGCCCTCAGGGTACCAAGGGCGACAAGGGTGATCAGGGTGCAGCCGGCCCAAGAGGCGAAGCCGGCCCCATTGGTCCTCAGGGCGCCAAGGGCGATCCGGGCGAAGCCGGTCCGCCTGGGTTGGCAGGTGCTCAAGGGCCAGCCGGTGAACGTGGAAATCAGGGAGAAGCTGGTGCGAACGGCCCGCAGGGTGAGCCTGGTCCAACCGGCCCCCGCGGCGAGCCGGGTGCGACCGGTCCACAGGGTGAACCAGGGGCGGTTGGCCCTCGTGGGGAGCCGGGACCAGTGGGTCCAGAAGGACCAATGGGGCCGGCTGGACTTCAGGGCAACCCGGGGGAACCCGGCATTAAGGGTGAGCCCGGCCCAGCAGGAGAGGCCGGAGCCGCAGGGAAAGCCGGGGAGCCAGGCCCGGCCGGTCTGAAAGGCGATCCTGGTCCTGCTGGTGCGGAAGGGCCTCCCGGGCCTTCCGGCGCGCAAGGTGCCCCTGGCCCGCAGGGTGAGAAGGGTGAGAAGGGCGATCAAGGTTTCCGCGGTTCGCAGGGTGCCATCGGCCCGCAGGGCGATAAGGGCGACCCTGGTGAGAAGGGTGAGAAGGGCGACCCCGGCGTGCAAGGTGCACAGGGTGTCATCGGTCCTCATGGCCCCAAGGGTGAGAAGGGTGACCGTGGGGAGCTCGGCCACGTAGGGTTGCGCGGCGAGCGGGGTGAGAAGGGTGACAAAGGCGACCCGGGTGCACAAGGTGCACAAGGATCACCGGGTGTCATCGGTCCTCATGGCCCCAAGGGTGAGAAGGGTGACAAGGGCGACCGCGGTGAATTAGGGCATGTCGGTGCGGCTGGCCCGAAGGGCGAGCGGGGTGAAAAGGGTCAAAACGGGTCAAATGGCCGCGATGGCGAGCGTGGACCCCCCGGCCCACAGGGCAAGCTGGTGGTTGCCAAAGCCTGGCAAGCGGACAAGGTTCATTATGAAGGTGAAGTGGTCACACATAACGGGGCGACCTGGCAGGCGGTGCGCGATACCGGCCATGCTCCAGGTGGTCGCGATTGGCAATGTCTGGCAACGGCCGGCGTGGATGGGCGTTCCTTCATCGTGAAGGGCACGTTTGATCTCAACGCCACCTATGTCAGGCACGATGTGGTGATCACCGATGGCAATTCGTTCGTGGCCAAGAAGGATAATCCAGGCGCTTGCCCGGGCGATGGTTGGCAGCTGCTGGCGGCTAGCGGACGCCGTGGCGTGGCTGGGCAGAAGGGTGAGAAGGGCGAGAAAGGCTCGAAGGGGGACCAGGGATTGCCTGGTGTGGGCATAACCAACTGGCGTGTGGACAAGAAGGCTTATCGGCTTTTGCTTACCATGTCAGACGGCAAGGAGACGGCGCTTGAGCTTCGACCGTTGTTTGAGCAGTTTCACAGCGAGGCACGCTGATGGCTGATGTCACGGTCAAAGTGCTAGAGCCGGCGACGGGCGACACGGCTTACGATTTCCTCACTTTGGAGGAAGCCAAGATTCTACTTGGCATTGCATCGGGCGATACCTCGCAAGATGAGGCGCTCAAGATGCTGATCACCATGAATTCTACCACCGTGGCAGAGATGGCCAACCGCACGTTTGCGAAAGAGAAGGTGCGCGAGACGTGGCGTGATGTTGGCAACGGCCGGCTCTATCTCACCCACTTCCCGGTGAAGGAGGACGATATTGAACTGGTGGTAGCGGCGAGCAATCTAGTTGAGCTAGAGGATTATGAACTTGAAGAGGCAAGCGGCAAGTTGTCGCATGTTCGGGTGGGGGAAGCATCGTCATCGCTCTGGCCGCAGTCGGTCATCGTCACCTACACTGGTGGATTTACCTTGCCTGATGAGGCGCCTTGGCCGCTGAAGCACGCGACCGGGCTATTGATCAGAGAGGAGCGGGTGTCGCAACAGCAGGCATCTGTGTCGGGCATCCGTCAGCTGTCGCACAAAGAGGCGCGGGTGACCTTCTTTGATACCGCATCTACAAGCAGCAAGGGTTCGAGCTCCGGCAAGACCGGGGCGCGTCAGGCGGCCGAAAACCTTGTCCAGCAGTACTGCCGCCATTGGGTGTGAGTTATGCCGTTCAGCGCTGAAATCAATCTGGCTCCGCTCGAAGATGTCTTCGCCAAGATGCAGGAGAACATTGACCATTTCCGCGATGATGATATGGCGGCGGAATTGGTGCGCTGGCAGATTGAGGATATGCACCGGCAGTACCCCAATCTGGAGTACCCTGATGAAAACTCGGCGATGACCCGTATCTGGCCAACGTCGCGAGTCAATCTGCGGAAGTGGCCAAATTATCGCACCAGCCGGCCCCTCCTGCGCGCATCGCTGTGGGCAGACTTAGTTGAACGCATGGGTAAGCTGATGGTGGAGAAGATCGCATGGCGGTAGATTTCTCCAGCCTGGTATATCTACCCAACTTTGACCTATGGGCGCGCAGCGTGACAATAACCCCGATTGCTTCGCAGCCCGGCGCTCCGGCATATACCAATCGAGGCATCTATAGTACACGAGCGGTCGATGTGCCGTCTGAGATTGGGGCGATCATCTCTGATCAGGAGACCATTCTCGATATCAGAGAGATTGAATACAGCGTATTGCCTGCGCAGGGCGACCTGATTGACATTCCGCAAGAGGGCAATATCCCGGCCGCTGGCATGTTTGAGGTGACTGATGCTTCCACTAACGGCGGGGGCGAGACCACGCTGGCTATTCGCAGGTGGGAGGCCCCGGCACCGTGATCACCGACACCCAGAGTTATGGCTGGGTTATCCTCAACGCAATTTATGACAAGCTGGTTGCGTCCAACTTCTTTCAGAACTGGACGTTGAAGCGACTGGTCCGCGCGCTGCCCATCGAGGGTGGTATCCAGATTCCCTTCCTGGGCATCTATTGGATGGAAGAGGCTCTGGGGCCGCTGGGCGATATTAACGCGGGGGAGATACGTTTCACCGATACGGTGCGCATCGGGTTTCAGATTGTAATGAAGAACAATGATCCGGTTGCGCTTCAGACCAACCTGGATCAGGCTTACTGGTTCATTATGAATTATGTCTTGCGTGACCCAGACTTCACCAATCTGTTTGAATCGAGCATGGTGGATAACACGCGCATCAACGGCATCTCGCGCGGTCTAGTGCGTACTCGCTGGGGTCTAACCGGCTCAAAGAATGAGACCCCGGTGGGGGAGCTCCAGATGGACCTATCCATAGTGTTTGGTACAGAGTGGGCGCCTGGCCCATTCCCAGACCTGGAGCGCATCACAGTTCAGACCGGCTTCCCGCAAGGCGGCTCGCCGGAAGAAGTGAACATGGTTCAGCAGGTGACGATGGTTTATGACTTCAACCCGGACGCGGTTCCTAATCCGTTGCCCCCGGGCACTGACCCACCGAACCCGTTCTATCCGTCGCCCCCACCGCCACCGCCGCTGAAGAAAGGAGATTGACCATGAATGACAAGCCCCATCAGAATAACGACAGGCCCCAGAAGCAGGAAAAACGTGAGAAGAGCGTGGTCTGGCATCGGCGCCAGGCTCGCTTGAAGAAGGTGCGCGATCAGAGACAGGACAAGCGGGTGCGTGTCGAACCTGTCAACCAACGGGTGCGAGAGACGATTGCTCACCCCTTCGGTGGTCGCTTCCCGGCGACGGGTTCAACCGAGTGGCCCAACGATAGCTTCACCAAGCGCAGAATCCGCGATGGTGACATCAAGCTGGCTGCTGACCAGCAACAGCGACCCCAGGAACAGCGCAAGGAACAGAAGCCGGCAGAGCGGCACTCGGCGGCTCGCCGGCCGGTGGCAGCAGCGCCCCCGCGGGCGCCAACCCGGGCGCCAACTGGTTCGTGATTCGGTCTATCCCAAGAGCGTGATCTGAAACTCACCCTCATCACAGGAGTGGAACATGCCTATCAGTTTCGCCCAGATTCCGGCCAACATTAAGGTTCCATTGTATTGGGTTGAAGTGGACCCAAGCATGGCCGGTCTTCCCACGCTCAGGCTGCGCGCTTTGCTCGTGGGCACCATGACGGTCGATGGCGTTGCAGAGCCGGACGTGCCTATCGCGATTGGCACGATGGCGCAGGCTGAAGAGCAATTCGGCGCGGGCAGTGAACTCGCGCGCATGTTCCGCACTTTCTTTGCCAACAATTTTGCCAATGAGGTGTGGGCCGGCCCGGTCGCCGAACCTGTGGGGGCTAGCCCAGCGTCGGGCACCATCCAGGTAGCTGCTCCTCCATTGGAGGCAGGTACCATTCACCTATATATTGGCGGTCAGCACGTGCCGGTCAATGTTGGTGGCACCGATACGACCCTCCAGGTGGCGGCGGCTATCGTGGAGGCCATACACGCCAAGGCGGAGTTGCCCACACACGATACGTTGCCGGTCACGGCGGTGCTCGGCGGGCAGGCTCAGGGCATTGGTACCGCTCAGGCGACTGTGCTCAATATTACTGGTCATGCCGGGGCGCCCATCTCTGAAGGTAGCATGATCACAGGCACCGGCGTGCCGGCCGGCACCACTATCGCTAGCCAGATTTCGGGCACAGAGGGTGGGGATGGTTCCTATCGTACCAGCCAGGTCACGACCGCGACGGCGGCGGCTCTAACCTTCTCGGAGGCGACGGGCACTGGCAATGGCAACGGCACCAACCTTACGATGACTGGTGTTACCGGCACGATCAAGATTGGGGCCGTGATCACCGGCACCGGCGTGCCGGCGGGAACCACGGTTGTCAGCCAGGCGGCTGGCAATGTGGGCAGTGATGGTGTTTATGTTACCAGCCAGGCCACGACCGTGGCTGCTGCCGCGGTGACGTTCGGGGAAGCGACTGGCACCGGCGATGCAGTGGCCTCGGACCTCAATGTCACGGCGGTTCAAGAGGGCACGATTGCCATTGGCAGCTACGTGATTGGCACCGGCGTGCCGCCGGACACTCGCGTGGTAGGTCAGGTTTCCGGTGTGAACGGCAAAGCCGGTGTCTATTATCTGAGCGCGGCGACCACGGCCTCCGATGCAGACTTGACCTTCGACCTGCCCATGGATACCGTCCATCTCACCTGTATGTGGGCGGGGGTCAATGGCAACGATATCCGGGTTGAGACTGACTACTTCGGCCAGATTGGCGGCGAAGTAGCGCCCACAGGTATCCAGTTGGTTTTGCCAGCCACTGGCTTCCTCACCGGCGGGGCGGGCACGCCAGAGTTCGACGTGCTGATCATGAACATGGGCGAACAGGAGTTCGAGTACGTCTGTATGCCCTATACCGACAGCACGTCGCTGATGGCCTGGGAGGAGGAATACGGTTTTGGAGATAATGGCAGGTGGGGGTGGATGCGCCAGCACTTTGGTCACGTGTTCAGTTCCAAGCGGGGCACTTACTCCAACCTGATCAACTTCGGCCTGACCCGCAACAGCGGCGTCGTCTCGATCATGGCTTTCGAAGTCAAGACCCCCACGCCCATGTTTGAGATGGCGGCAGCGTACACGGCCAAGGCTCAGCGCGCTTTGACCAATGATCCGGCCCGGCCGCTCCAGACCCTCCAGCTGGCCCACACTCTGCCGGCGAAACTCCACGACCGCTTCAACTGGCTGGAAATCAACTCCATGGCGGGCAGCGGTTTAGCCATCCAGAAATGCTGGGAAGGCAGCGGTATGCCGCAGATCGCTCGCGAGCAGACCACCTACCAGCTTAACCTGTATGGTCAGGGGGATGACGCCTACGAATTGGTCACGACACTCGCGACCCTGGCCAAGCTTCTGCGCAACCAGAGGCACGCAATCACGTCGAAATACCCACGCCATAAGCTGGCCAACGATGGCACCCGTTTCGGCCCGGGTCAGGCTATCGTCACCCCGGGTATCATCAAGGCGGAGCTCATCTCGCAGTATCGCATGGATGAGTGGAACGGCCTGGTGGAGGATACGCGCAACTTCAAGCGCTTCCTGCTCGTGGAACGCGACCCGAATGATCCAAACAGGGTCAATGTCCTGTATCCGCCAGACCTGGTCAACCAACTCCGTATCTTTGCGGTGTTGGCGCAGTTCCGGCTCCAGTATGACCGCGGCATCGACGTGGAAATCATCGGCTACACCGGCCTGTCCGGTATTGCCGGCGCTCGCGGTGCCTTGATCGGCCCCAGCCTTTAGACGGGCGGCCCCTGACCGTGTACACGTGTACACGGTCTACCCTTCACACGGCTAACAAGAGGAGGCCAAATTGGCTCAACGGTTTGCTGGGATTGCCTTCTTGATGATCAACGGCAATCAGTACGCGCTGCGTGGCAACTTCACCGTGTCACCCAGCGCGGTCGAACGCACAATGATCGCCGGCCAGGATGGGGTGCATGGCTACCAGGAACTTCCCAGGGTGCCTTACATCGAGGGCGATTTGTCGGCTGTGCCTCAGCTGAGCCTGGAGGAACTGGAATCACAGACCGATGTCACTGTGGTCGCCCAGCTGGCCAACGGCATGCAGTATACGCTGGCCAGCGCCACCTGCAAGGCCGGCCTGGAAGAGAACACCCGCGACGGCCAGCTGCGGGTCAGGTGGGAGGGCTTGTGGTGTGAAGAAGTACTATTATAATCAAACACTTAGCTGGAAATGGTCAAACCATTTCTCAGCACACTTACGTTACGGTGCTATATCACCGTTCACGAGCATATTGGCCGAAATACTTTTTTGCAGCGGCGACATAGGCAGAATGTGCGGCTTCGGGAGTGGCATACAGGCCCAGGTATAGCTGGTCCCCGTTAACCTTGATCGAAGCCTCGTATTTGCTGCCGTTTTTCGTCACCCCTTTGAACGGGGTGCTGTGAGCTTTGCGTGACTGCATTCGCTGGTTCGCTGCGTTCTGAGAGCGGGTCGCTTCTCGCAAGTTCGACCAACGGTCATCATTTCTGATGCCGTTGATGTGATCGATGTCCAGGCCGGGCTTTGGCCAATCACCGGTCATATAGAAGAACGCGAGACGGCTGGCGGCATAGTGGAGGCTACCGATTTTGACCTCCCAGTATCCACGCCAGTGCAGCTTGCCCATCCGGGAGCCGGCGGCATAGCGACCCCGCTGAATGCGTCTCGTGAAATGACCTGTCTCTGGGTCATAGTGTACTTGCTCTAACAAGAGGGTGTGTGTAAGTGTCATGATCGCCTCCCTGGAGAAGTGGAAACCCTAGCCCTCCCACGACCCCAAAGGCAAGAGAGGAGTACAGCTGCCGTGAACAAACCAGAAAGAGAAGGCTTCGTGGACGATCAACCGGCGGATAACGTCGATACCAAGGCGCCCCCGCCGGCCCCGGAACCGCCACCGTTGGCGGCTGAGACCTGGCCGGTGGTGGTCAAGTTAGTCCACAAGCCAGTGCGCAAGAGCCTGAATGAGACGCTCAACGAACTGACGTTCCGCGAGCCGACAGCCGGCGATATCCTGCGCTGCGGCGGAAACCCTTGCCGCATCGACACCCTATTTGGGCAAGGCATCACCATCGATGATCGCAAGATGATGACGCTGATGGCCAATCTATCGGGGGTGATGGAGCCGTTCCTTCAGCAGATGGACCCGCGCGACTACAACTCATGCGCATATCGTCTGCAGCGTTTTTTTCTTCCGGAACCGGAAGCAGCCTGGTAGGTGAGGGCGACCCGGACGACCTCATACTAGACTGTTACCGGTTGGCGCGTTGGTTCCATCAGAACCCTGACCTGTATCTGGAAATGCCCCTCTCGCGTGTCCAGATGCACCTCCATTATGCGGTGAAGCTGCACCGCGTACAACAGCGAGCCGGGGCCGCGGATGCCGACTGAGACCCAGGAACTGCAGCTGAAGGTTACGTTGATTGACAACGTGACCCCTAACCTTGCGCGTGTGCGCGGGCAGATGCAGGAAGTGGGGCAGAAAACTCAGCAGCATGCCCAGCAGATGTCTGGCGGCCATGAGAACATGGAGAAGATGCGCCGCAACATCGAGGAAGTCGGCAAGGCTATCCGGGGGGCACTACATGGCAACATAGAGCAGTCATCGGCATCTTTGAGCCGGCTAGCCGGCGGCGCGGGTCTAGCCATCACTGCCGTCGCCGGCATTGGCGTAGCCTTCTATGAGGTGGGCAAGAAGCTGCGCGAGTTCTCGCAGAAGATGATCGAGCTACGCACCCTGTCACAACAGACCGGGTTTGGCGCCGGGGAGATCAAGAGCGTAGTTGATCAGATGGCGCAGATGGGGGTGGGCGGTCGGGAGGCCATCACCAATATCCAGGGTATCGCTCGCGCTATCGCTGATGTGAGCACGCAGGGTAGCGAGCTCCGGCGCAAGCTGATGGGGATGACTACAAACAAGGAGGGCATGGAAAGATTCCTCCAAAATCTGATTGGGTTTGGTAATAAAGGCGACCTGGTTGGCGCGATTAACTCAATTGTCGAAGCGGCCACCAACGTCTATGATAATGCCCTCAAGGAGCACGGCCCGGTAGTCGCCGCTGCATGGCGGTCTCAGTTCCTCGCTAACCTGGGCCTCAACGCCGAAATGTTGGCTCTGTATGAGAAGCTGCGCACAGCGTCAGCTTCGGAACGGGCGAAGATTGAGGCCGATATCAAACAGTCACAAGAGTACGCCAAGGCCTGGGAGCAGGTCAGCCAGAAGGTTGATCAGATTTGGAGGGGGGTCCAACGCGAGTTAATGCCCCTGATGAAAGAGTTTGTCGGGGCCAGCGATGATGTTGCTGAGACGTGGGGGGTCAGCATCGGTGGGGCTATCCGTGAAGTGGTGGAGACGGTTAAGCCGATCATCAAGTTCTTGACTAGCTCGCCTGAAGATGCCTCTAACCAGATTTGGGAAGCACTCAAGGGCCGCCTCACGGCGATGCCGGAACAATGGAAAAAGAATCAGGAGGAAGCGCTTAGAAAAATGCAGGAGCGCCAGGCTGAGGAACAACGCCTCAAAAACATGTCCCGGGGTGAATACTGGGAAGAGATGAAAAGCTGGTTCGGTCTGGGCAAGAAGGGGGGCGCTGCGGCGACCCCGCAGAAGTTTGCAAATTTGGGAACTGAGAACCAGCGCGGCTTGATCGAGGATGAACAAGACCTGATGAAGCAGGTCATCGTTCAGTTCACCCGGCTCAATGCCCTGTTATCCGGTGAAGAGAAACCCGGCGCCGCGGGTGGTCCAGTATCCGGTGGTGGTGCTCTAGGTTTGATGTCCACTCAGATGGGGGGTCTTGGCCCTGGTATGGGGGCCGGTGGGGGTATGGGGCGACTGCCAGGCTTTAGCGGCGGTGGCGGCGGTTACACTGGTGGTGGCGGCGGTTACACTGGTGGCGGCGGTGGCGGCGGCTATAGAGGGGGCGGTGGCGGTCCATATGGTAGTGATGTAGGTGCAGGTACTGGAGCCGGCGCCGGGGCGACCCCTGCGCAGCCGACTATCGGTACCCCGTTTGGCCCTCAGGCAGGAGGCGGTTTCACGCCTGGTCCGGCGGGACCACCTGGTCCCGGGGCCGAATCTACCGGTAAATACCCAGTATCTGCCTCTGAGAAAGAGCGGGGCGGAGCTCTTTATCAGAAGTTGCTGGCAGAGTTCAGAGCCAATCCACCGAAGGGCGTTCCTCCAGACGGCGCAAGATTTGGTATCACAAAAGGTACACCAGAAGAGTGGGCACGGTTCGGCGTCTCTGTTGCAAAAGCTGAATCCAGTTTCAATCCAGCGACAAAAAACCTGAGTGATCCCGGCGGGTCTTTTGGTGTGTTTCAATATGCCCATGGTCAAGTGCCGGGCGGAAATGCTTATGATGTTGATGCCTCGGTTAAGGCATTTGTTAGAGATGCGGGGGGAGCAGCGGTCCACCCGGGCGGCATCGGGGGTGGCCGTAGAGGCGATAGCATCTTGTCGCGGCGGTTTTCCACTATTGGGCGCAATCCAGGTGCATCACGTCAATATCTTGGTATGGCAGGAACGATTGCCAGTAGTGTGAGTGGCGCTACAGCGACGGCCGATTCCAAAGTCGCGATGGTAAAACCACGCATTGAACAGCGCGAAGACCTTGCCAACTATCTGGCTCCTGAGCGCACCAATCTCACAGCGATGGCTACTACCCCGGGTGGGGCCCAGCCCATTCGCGATATCTCGCAGGCGATGAACCTGAATGTTGGTGGGAAGATGACCCCAGAGGGGTTGATGATCCATCATACCTCTGGGCGTGAGAAGGGGGCAGAGGGGGTTGCTAGTGTTCTGCGCAATCGCAACCTATCAGTTCAATATGTCATCGACCGCGATGGCAATATCACTCAGATTTCTCCAGAGGGGCGCACCGCATATCATGCAGGCAATCTAGAGAAGTCGATGGGAAAGACCGGCCGCCAGTTTGGTAACACCAATCTGGAAGGCGTGGAAGTTATCGCCAAGAACGAAGGTGATGTCACCGATGCTCAGCGAGCGGCGATTGCTAATCTGACAGCGCAGCGCTCGAAGCGCTGGGGCTGGGACCCGAAGACTAGCGTTTGGGGTCATGGCGAGTTAACCGGGCGCAAGGAATCTGACGAAGGCTCTACGGCCCGCATGATTCGCGAAGGCAAGATGCCTTTGCCAGACCTGTCCACGAAGTCGCCCATCCAGACGGCGCAAGTGCGGGCGACGGATTTAGACCGCGATACGCTTGATACTGCATTGACCAGTCGTGATTCGATTGTTACCAAAGGCAAGCTGGTAGCCAACGTGGAGGCACCTAAAGGTACTCAGGTATCGGTCAAGGGCGAAGGGGCGTTCAAGAAGACGGAAACCAACCGCACGATCACGCCTGAGAAAAAGGAAGCGCCAACCAAGGTGGCTGAAGCAGCATCGGCTGGCGGCGAAGAGTGAATGGCTGAGACCCAAGAACTGCAGTTAAAAGTAACCCTGATTGATCAGGCAACGCCTGAACTCAATCGTATCCGGGGTCAGCTGCAGGAAGTTGCCCGGGCGACGCAGCGCTACACGCAGGAATCAGCGACCGGCGCCGGGCTAGAGACTTCCAAGCGCCAGATTGAGGATATCGGCCGGGTTGTCCGTTCGGTGCTTCATGGCGACCTGGAACGCTCAACCAGTTCGCTGACCCGGCTTGCGGGCAGCACCGGTCTAGCGATTGGAGCCTTTGCGGGGGTTGGCGCCGCAATTTATGCGGTGGGCGATAAGCTGCGGGATTTCTCGCAGAAGATGGTTGAATTGCGTACCCTGTCGCAACAGACCGGGTTCATAGCCGGCGACCTCAAGGGTGTGGTCGATCAAATGGCGCAGTTCGGCATCAAGGGGCCGGACGCGGTGCGCAACATCCAGGGTCTGGCTAAGTCGATTGCGGAACTCAGTTTGCAGGGCAGCGAACTGAGACAGAAGATGATGTCTATGACCACCAACAAGGAGGGCATGGCTCGCTTCCTCCAAAACATTATTGGGTTTGGAGAGAAGGGTGACCTGGTATCGGCGGTTAATGAGATCATCCAGGCCGCGGACAACGTCTATGAGAATGCAGTCAAGACCCGGGGGCCGGTGGTCGCGGCGACCTGGCGCACTCAGTTCCTCGAAGGCTTCAACCTCACACCTGAGCTTCTGGCGGTCTATGAGAAGCTCAAAAATATGTCGGAGGCGGAGCGGGCCAAAGCGCAGCAGGACATCGCGCGCTCGCTAGAGTACGCCAAGGCCTGGGAGCAGGTTAGCCAGAAGGTCGATAAAGTCTGGTCGGGCATTCAGCGTGAGTTGTTGCCGCTCGCTCAGTCATTCTTAGGCGTCAGCGACGATATCGCGGAATCGTGGGGTGTGCAGATTGGCGGGGCGATTCGCCAGGTCATCAATGACCTCAAGCCGCTGGTCAAGTTCTTCACGATGACACCGGGGGAAGCGGCGGGGGCGGTCGCTGGTTCTGTATCCTGGAAGCCTCCAGCCTGGTGGCAATGGTTAACGGGCACTGGCACTGTTGAGGGCGGTGCGGGGGCTGGCGCCGGGGCCGGTGGCGCGCAACATGGGGCAACCGGCTCTTACTTCATGGGGCAGGCCGGCGCCGGTTTGGCTGCGGGGGAAGGCTCGAAGCTAGATGTGGGTGCGTTGGGCATTCCCGGGTTGGCTGATGCTTTGCAAGCGATGCCAGAGGGGGGCGGCACAGGCAAGAGCATCGCGGCCGGCGGGGCAGGCTGGCGCGGTCTGCCGATGTCCACCAATATCGAAGACCGGCGCGTGGTGGAAGATGCCGGCAGCCTTACCAAACAGTTGATTGTTCAACTCAACCGTCTCAATATGTTGCTCTCCGGCGAAGAGAAGCCGGGCGAAGCATCCCAGATGCAGGGTCTATACTCTGGCGGCACTGGCGGTGGCGGCGGTCTGGGTGCTGGCGGCGGCGGTGGTGGCGGTGGTGGTGGTGGTGGCGGCGGTTATGCTCCAGCCGGTGGTGGCGGCGGCGGTTACACCGGCGGCGGTGGTGGCGGTGGAGGTGGTGGAGGCGGGGGCGGCGCACAACCCGCAGCTGCAGGAGGCGGCGGAGGCGGTGGTGGTGGAGGCGGGGGTGGAGGCGGGGGCGGCGCTCAGGCTCCGGCTGCCGGAGGTGGCGCAGAGGCTCCAGCTGCTGCAGCCGGTGCTCCGCCTTCTGTAGGGGCCGGGCTTCCTGGCGCTGCGGGGGTGCAAGGGGCAGCTGGTGGTCCATCGGGGCCGGCGGCTGGAAAAAGCGCTGGGGCCGGGTTGCCTGCGGCCGATCAAATGCCAGCCGGCTACGATGCCTTTCTTGGCGGCGGTCGCTCGAAGGGCGGCACAGGGGCTGGCGCAGGCGCCGCAGGTGGAGCCAGCGGTGGCGGTGGTGGAGCCGGTCTTGGCGGCGGTGGTACACAGTTCGAGGCGAGCGGAGTGCGGGGGATGCCTGGCACTCCATCGGGGCCGGCGATGCGGCCAGTGCGTGCCTCAGAATCTCACCCGGCTCCTTCGCCAGAGGCGGCAGCCCAGCAGGCAGCGCGGGCATCGTCATTATCAAGGGTCACGCAGGCACAAGCGCAGGTTGCAGACGTACGCAAGGGGGCGCTTGATACAAGATTGACTGATGCTCTGCAATATGCGGCTGAGCAGACGGGTCTAGAGGTTCGGGTCACTTCAGGCGGCCAGAGAATGGAAGGGGCGCGGGGGGCGACCGGAAGCCACCGCCACGATCTGGGCAGGGCCGCAGACTTTGATTTGCTCGATGAGAAGGGCAACAAAGTTCCGATGAATGACCCGCGGCGTCTTGCTTTCTTGGAAGCTGCGTCGCGAGCCGGGGCCGGCGGTGCTGGCACTGGATACATGAGTGACCCGCTCAAGATACATATGGGAATCACCGGGTCAGCGGCACGTGTTGGCGAAGGCTTGGGGCCATATGCTGGTAGCCCAGCGGAGCGAGCGGCGATCAATCGCGGTATTGCTCAATCTAGCCAGTTCAATCTGGCGCAATACAAACGTGATCAAGAGGCGCAGAAGAGCCGGGTTGCAGTCACTGAACAGGACAAGGCTGCTGCCTACTCGCGCTTCCTTGGGAAAGACCGGGCAGACCTGGACAAGATGACAGCCAAGTCCACCCAAGTAAATGCCAACGGTCAGGTTTCAGTCAAGGTGGCAAACGGGCAAGGCAAGGGCCAGCAGCCATCTGGTTTGTTCAAGCCTACGGAAGTCACCCGCCAGACCCAGATGCCAGCGGCGAGCACTGGGCCGAAGTCGTCTGGAGCAGAGGGTGGCGGTGCAGCAGCCAGCTACAATGAGGAATAGATGGGAAGTATTCGCGATATCCATATCCCATGGCGTGATGACCTCTTGCCGGCGAGCTACGGCAACGCAATGTTTCACGTTGCGACCGCGAGCAAAGAGAACGGCCGGCGGATTGTTCTGCACCAGTTTCCCAAACGTGAGCAACCGTACGCGGAGGATATGGGGCGCAAGGCGATTGAGTTCAGTGTGCGTGGTTACTGCATTACGTTCATGCAGGACACTGATGTGCCGCTCTATCGCAGAGACTATCGCATTGCGCGGGATATCCTGCAAGGCCAGCTAGAGACGGGGGGTGACCATATCCTCCAGCTGCCCACGCTAGACCCGATGCGTGTTGTTTGCCCATCATGGCGGCTCACAGAGGAAGAGCGCTTTGGCGGCTATTGTGTTTTCGATATGCAGTTCCAAGAGTTCGGCCGGCCACCGTTCAAGCCCAACCAGGATAGCCGGGAACTGTTGAACAATATGTCCACTCAGATGAAGCAGCGCGTGCTTCAGGTTTTGGATGGTCTCTGATGTTTCGAAAAGACGCCATCGAGGCGGCGCCGATTGCCTTGGACACTGTCAACGCTATTCTTGGTTGGGCACCGCTCCAGGGCCGGCCGGGGGCGGACCTACGGGCAGCATGCGGCTATATCATCGCCAACGTCATACGGTTACTCCAAAACGGTCTGTTTGGACCGCCGATTGTGAGGTGCTTCGATCTGACGGTGACGACTGGCATTGATTTGAAACAGCTGGCGCGGATACGGGGGATTACAGAGCAGGCGACCCCGAAGACCGCGGGCGCAATCACAATCAAAGATTCGCTGATTGAACTCTGCCTTGCTACAGAGGGGCGGGTGATCGCCAATACAGATTTCAAGAGCCGGGCGGACGCGGAAGACTGCAAGCTGAGAATGAATGAGGCGTTTAATGCCATCGAGGAGCACGTGGCAGATCAGATGGATGCCATGACCTATCGGGCGCTCATTGCTTTGCATGCAGCAATCACGTTCCATCTAATCGAGACGGCGCGACCGCTACCGCGCATGTTGTACTTCAAATTCAATCAACCAATGTCCACGCTGCACACGTCGATGCGGCTGTACTATGAGGGCGGCCGGGCCGATGAATTGAGGGTGGAGAATAAGGTTGTTCACCCGGCATTCATGCGGCCCTATGGCCGGGCGCTATCCAGTTGAGGTGTCATGTTACAGAGGTATCCAGTTCCCAACCCGGAAGAGGTTGCGACGCTGCTTGTGGGCGGTCGCCAGTTCACAGACTGGGAGACTGTTTGGGTTCAGCATCGCTATGCTGATGATTGCCCGCTGTTCAAGTTTACCTGCGCTGAGCGTGCGGCCCCGGAGTTGATTCAGTTCAAGCCGGGCGACCCCTGCGCCATCTATCTAGGTGGCCAGATTGGTGTGGTGGGGGTCATCGTTACGCGCCAGGTTGCCTACGATGCCAACAGCCATGGGGTGTTGCTCTTCGGCAAGGGGGTTAGCTGGTGGGCTGCGCGCTCTAGCGTGATGCATGAGACCCATGATTTCAGCGGCAAGGATTTCGAGACGGTGGCCAAGGAGGTCATCGCGCCGTTTGGTGTGGGGGTGCGCACAATCGGTTCAATTGACAAGACCCCATTCCAGACCTTGCACGCTGAGCCGGGCCGGAAGGTCTGGGATTTCCTGGAAGGCATCGCGCGACCCCGCGGCGTTGTCTTGGGCAGCGACCCGCTGGGCAATATCCTGTTGATCGGAGATCACGTCAATAGCCCGGTGCAAGACCTTATCGAGGGGGAGAACATTCTCAAATGCCAAGCTGTGTTCACGCATGAGCAAGTGTATACCGATTACATTGTGACCGGCCAGCATGGAGCAAACGATCAGAAGAGCGGCACGGATACCAGTGAGATGGAAGCTGGTGCAAAGGGCACGGCTCGCCGCTACAGCGCGATTGTTCACCCGGCGGAGCAGCCGGTATGGGACATCGGTGAGGTGGCAAAACGGGCGCAGAACGAAGCTATATGGTCTGAGGGCACCATCGTCCAGGTTACAGCTACAGTTCAGGGCTGGCTGCGCGGGGGTGGGCAACTCTGGGCAGCCGGCGACGTGGTGCACATTAAGTCGCCCATGTGTCCGCTGAATGACAACTTGAAGGCGCAGACGGTTACATTCACGCAGGATAGTGAATCAGGCACACTTACAACGCTAGAGTTGGTTGCGCCCTGGCTGCTGCGCGACAAGGTGAACTACAATGTTGATATGCCAGCTGCGGGCAAAGAGACGGGGGCTGCGGCAACCCCGGCGGCTGGGGAAGTGCCGGAGCAGCCCAAGCAGACGCTAGTGCAACAGCTGAAGATGTATTGACGACGTATTGACGACGAAAGGAATGCAACTATGCATCGAGCTACCCATGCTCACTCCTCTATTCGTGGTTATGTCGCGGGCGGTTGCCGTGCTGTGTTACCAGAAGTTGACGATAAGCCCAATATGCAGGAAACCAAAGGCGCTCGCGGCTGGAAGGGGCACAAGTGGCCGAACTTCGAGGCGCCGCAGAATTACGGCAATACGTCAGTCATCCATGATTCTGACCAGAAACAGCAACAGCAGAGTGGTGGTGGTGGTGGGGGTAGTGGCGGTGGCGATCAGAGCAAGCCTGGCAATTCCTCTGAGGCATTCATTATGTTTCCCGGGGGCAATGCGTCGTTTGCGGTTATCGCCGGGGGCACGGACGACCGGCGCCACAGGACGAAAGACCTTGGTAAAGGTGACAATATGACCCATCGCGGGGCGGAAGATGGGCTTCAGTTCCATATGCACGACAAGGGCACCAGCATCTCGACCGGCTCTGAGCGTACGATGCGCATGGCGGTTGTGCCTCAGCCCAGCAAGAAAAAGAAACAAACAGCTGGGCCGCAAGCATCAGCGACCGCGGCCAGCGGGGGTGGCGGGGGTGGGAGCGGCGGGGGCGATCAGGGTGGCGGCAAGCCTGAAGGGCAGAAGTCGCTGCGTGAGGATAACGACAAGTCAAAGAAGTATTTTCAGCAAACCGATAAATCGCAGAAGCATCAGCATGATGAATTGTACTCTATGGTCAATAGCGAGGATTCGTCCAACTTCCATCAGGACAAAACAAAATCCTCGCAGGCGACCGAAGATCACGTCCACATGCGTTACAAGGAGTTCAAGATTTGGGTTGACAAATACGGTCACTGGTCAGAGGCGCCGATCATGCAGAAGAAGGACGTCTTCTGCAAAACAGATATGTCATAAAAAATGCGCTGGTGGCTTCAGGCTGATCACAAGACATTCTCGGTAGACAATTGTGTCGTCGCCGGAATGGATTTCTCTGAGCAGCTTGCCTTGTTCCCAGACTTATGGATGATCCAATGGACAGAGGGCAAGGGGGAGATTGAGCTTCAGATAGATGAGAATACGAATGCCAATGGTCTGCGCGAGCCGTTTGTTGATATCACGCCCTATGCCAAACTGTTTCAGCAGTTCCTGGGCAAGGTGCCGGGCCTCACACTCAAGCAGGCGAAGAAGGTCCAGATAGATGTTGTCAATCAGTTGTTTGATTCTAAGCGCCAGCTGCCCTTCCACTATCCGGTCGCGGCCGGCGATTATTGGTGGGATGCATCAGATGACAAGATGTACTCATCCATGATTCCGGCGACCCAGAGTAACACGGCGACGATCAATCAGCTGATTAATGCGATAACTGCTCTGGTGAACAATATCAACGCAGTGATCGCTGCCGGGGTGAATGGCAACTTCGATGTCATCAATTCTGGCATTAGCGCGATTGGCAACTTGCTTGTGAGCCACGTTAACAGCATCGTGGTTGCCGGGGTGAACAATACTGTAGTGGGAGGGTTGAACGGAATCTTCGGGAGCCTGGCTAGCGAGGTAAACAACGGCATCACCTACAACGGCAACATGACGGTGAGTCACGTTAACGGGTTGCTCGGGACCTTCGATGGAACAGGTGGAGCCAACACGATTAACAGCAAGCTCCACACCTGGACGGTGAGCATCAGCGGTATTGACAACCAGCTGGCGAAACCTGGATTGAATGCAGACCTTGCTCAAATTCCATACACCTTCGGTCCAATCAGTACGTACACCGTAGGCGCCATCGGTTCAGTCGCCCCCGGCGTGTTCAATACAGTAACTCACATCGGTAATTGCTCGTGGACCCCGCCGGGCTATGCGGGCGGCTCTGACCAGGAATGGGTGCCCATCGGGTCGGACACGCCGGTCACCGTCACCCCGCCGGAGCAGGCTGCGATCATTCAGGGGATTACAGACCGCACCAATGAACTCGCGCTGGTGCGGAACATGAAGGTGAAGGAGATCAACCAGCTGACGACCGTACAGGACGTGATCGACTATGACGTGCTGGCCGGCTGGCCGCCGGTGGAGATGCCGCCGCTGGAGTTCACAGAGGGGTTCAACTTCTATGCCCGATATTAGGCTTGTTCAGAACACCTTCTTCCCCAAGTACAGCGTCACCATCGACTGGCAGCTACTCGATGACGGCACCCTCGATGATACGCAGGCGCTCGCGACCGCCGTTGTAGTCGCCCTGGGCACTGACCGGCTCGCTGCGCCAGACGATATCCTGCCTGACCCAGACAGCACAGATCGCCGTGGTTGGTGGGGCGACCTGGATGCCGAAGAGATTTGGGATGGCTGGCCGATAGGCACCCGGCTCTGGCTGCTCCAGCGCGAGAAGATCACTGGCCCCGGCGCCCAGCGCGGGGCAACCACGGTGCGGGTGGAGCATTACATTAAGGAAGCCATCCAGCCCTTCCTGGACCGGCGCATCGGCTCGCGCATGGAGGTTGAAGCTACGCGGATTGGGCGGGAGCGCATCGACGCTCTGGTGCGCATCTATCGCGGCCCAGTCTTGGAGATAGAGCTCCGCTACGCCATCTTATGGGACGGCGTGATCAAGTCTAGCCAAGATTACGACATCGGTACGCTCTACAACCCGGTGACAACGCCAATCGAAGAGGTTCAGTAATGCCTTGGGAAACCCCAACGCTGAAGGAAGTTCGGGGTTTGGTGCGTGACTCCATTAAAGGGTCGCTGCCCGGCGCCGATGCGCTCGTGCCCAACAGCGTGCTGCGGGTGATGTCGGATAGCCAGGGGGCGCTCTGTCATCTTACATTGCAATACGTGGATTGGTTGGCGCTGCAACTTTTGCCCGACACAGCAGAGACTGAATGGCTAGACCGGCATGGCGATATCTGGCTGGTGAATGCTGACGGCACAGTGGGCCGGAAGATGGCAACCTTGGCAGAGGGCAAGGTATCTGTTAAGGGTGTTGTCGGCGGTCTCATCATTCCAGAATCGTCTCAGATGACCAGTTTCAATGTCACCTACGAGACTACTGAGCAGGCGGTCACTGCTTCAGATGAGGCGCCGGTAGAGGTTCCGGTGCGGTGCCTAGACCCTGGCACCCAGGGTAATCTGTTGCCCGGCGATGAATTGACGTTCACCCCGACTATTGAGGGAGTGTACACTGCAGTAGTCATCTCGATGGGCGGGGGCACCGATACAGAGAGTGATGATGATTTGCGTATCCGTGTGCTAGAGCGCATCAGGCAGCCTCCACAGGGTGGCGCCTGGCACGACTATGTGCGTTGGGCGAAGGCTGTGCCCGGCTGCACGCGGGCCTGGTGCGAGCCGCTGGAAATGGGAATGGGTACAGTCACTGTGCGGGTGCTTTTTGATGAGCTTCGAGCCGATGATGATGGCTGGCCGCGAGAGGAAGACCTGGACAAGGTTAGAACCTATATGGATGTCATGCGCCCGGTTGCGGTCAAAGATTTCTGGGTGCTGGCACCTATCAAACAGTCTGTGGACGTTCACATCGGCAATCTCGTGCCTGACAATACAGAGATTCGCGCCGGCATCGAGGCCAGCCTGAAGGAGATGATGTACAATCTAGCCAAGCCCGGCCAGACTATCTTTGCGGCCTGGAAGGCTCAGGCGGTTATGAACTCGCCCAACGTCATCTCTTTCGACCTGCTCGACTGGAACGATGACGTGATGGAATCTCCCGGACACATGGGGGTGTTGGGGGATATCGTCTATGGCCATTGACAAGGTTCTGCTTGAACTGCGGTCCAGAGACAGACATGTTCGGCGGTCTGGCGACGATTACACGCAAGCCTTCCTAGACCTACTGCCCACTGGACAGGCTTGGCCCAAATATCCGGGCAGCACGCTCGTGCGAGCCTGCGATGGATTGTCGCAGTATTGGGGCTGGGTAGACGGCCGGGCCGGCGACCTGCTTGAACGCGAGAGTGATCCGCGCAAGACAATTGAGTTGCTACCGGACTGGGAAAAGGCTTGGGGCCTTCCAGACCCCTGCTTCCCATCGGCCACCACCATAGCTGAGCGCCAGCGTATGTTGGTGCTCTATATGACCTGGCTGGGTGGGCAGTCGCGGGCCTACTACAAAGGCCTGATGGAATTTATTGGCTATGAGATCAATGACATTGGGGAATTCGCCCCGTTCATGGCTGGCATTAGTAAGGTTGGCGACACGCGGGAGCTCGATCCAGCTACCCAGCAGCCGGTC